ACGACACGATCACAGCGGCCCGCCGCGGTTCTGGTCACGTTTGTGGCCGGCTTTTCAACGGTGCCGACGGCAGCCGCTCACGCCATCAAGATCCTCGTATCACACTGGTATGAACATCGCGAATCTGTGGTGTTCGGCCAGACATTGCACGTCGTGCAAGCTTACTGGGGACTCGTCGATCAACTCCGCTGGAGATCACCTGTCGCATGAGTTCAGGCCGATATAAAAACCGCGTGTCGATTCGCCGGCTGAAAAGCACAGCCACACAGGACGCCCATGGCCAGATCGACAACACCGACGCCGACAACTGGGAAGAGGTCTGTTCAACGTGGGTCGGATGTGTCAGCCGCGGCGGTCGCGAATTCTGGAAGGTCGATCGACTCGAGGCTGATGTGACGCACGTCTGGACATCGCGGTATTTTTCAACACTCGCCACAGCCACGCCGGCGGATCGCCTGGTTGAAACAGATGGCACTGAGCACAACATTGTCAGCTTGATCGATGTCGACAACGCCGGTGCCGTGATGGAAATTCAGACCAAGCGGGCGGTGATGTAGATGGCGACATTCGCAACGCTCACAGGCGATAAAGCACTCGACCGGCAACTGAGCCGGCTGCGTTCATCGGTGCAAAATAAGCTGATGCGACAGGCTGTGCTCGTGTCACTGCGGAGCGTGTCAAAAGCGATGAAAGGCGAGGTCAAAACGCCGAACGCAAAAGTGACATCACGGGTCAAGAAGTCGATAGGCCAGCGGTTCAAAAAACTGAACAAGAAGACCGGCAAAACCGAGGCACTCGTGGGCGTCAATGTCGGCAAGAAAAAAGGCAGCGCAACGCGAATGCCGCACGCCGTGTTTTTTCTGTCGTCAAGCGGTGCGGATCGCATGCGGAAGTCTGGCGGGTCAACGGGCCGCATGACGGCACCGGCATCAGGTGCGATTATGCGAGCCTGGGGCCAGGCGGAACAGCCGGCATTCGCCAAGCTCAAGACAACACTCAGGGCAGGCATCGAACGCGAGGCCCGCAAGAAATGAGAGCCAGCCTCATCACACTACTCAACGCTCAGTCGTCGATCACCGATCTGGTATCGACCCGCATCTATCTCGACAAGGCTCCCGAGGGCTGCGGACTACCATACATCGTGATCCTGCAACACGGCTCCGACGAGTTCATGACCAGCGACAATACCGGCAACCTGCGGGGAATTGACTTCTCGATCATCTGTCGAGCGCAACGCGGTGTGTCGTCGGTGGCCGTGGCCGACGCGGTGCGATTGTTCATTAAAGACTACAGCGGGGCAGCCGGCAGCGAAACCATTTCCGCGGTGATCCTCGAAAGCGTCAGTGACCAATTTGAGCCGCCGGTTGACGGCAGCGACATCGGCAAACACGCAAGCACTCTCGACCTCCAGATCCTCTACAACCCAGCATAACAGGTGACCACATGACCAAGATCGCATGCAAAGGTGCAACACTCTCTGTCGGCGGAAGCGTCACGCAACTGCTCAGCGTGGACTTTTCTGGCCTCGAAATTCAGACCTACGATGCCACCAGTCTCGACACGTCGACCGACGGCAAGCAATATCAACGCACAGGCTACTATGAGCCCGGCACCTGGTCGGCGGAAGTATTTTTCGATCCGTCAGTGCATGCCACACAGACCGCATTCTTCGCGAGCCTGACCGCGGCGGCTGCACTGGAAACCGCAAGCGACCCGGCCATTGTGATCGACTACCCGAACAGCCAGGGTGGCATCTCGTTTGGTTCTGCTGGCCTGACCCTCGATAGTTCCGTTGTCATGGACGACGGATTGAAGGCCACGATCGGCGGCCAGATTTCCGGCAATATCACATTCGCAGCAAGCTGATAGGACAGCCACACCATGATCGACCGCGACACATTTCTTAAACCGATCCCACGCCGGCGGGAACGCGTACCACTGCCAGAGTTCGGCAACGGCCACGCCTGCTGGGTTTACGGTTGGACTGCCGGCGAGCGGACAGCCTGGGAAAAAGAATTCCGGAAACCGAACGGCAAAGCCGACAAGGTAAAACAGAACGAGATCCGAGAACGCCTGGTCGTTCGGTCTGTCCGCGATGACAACGGCCAACCACTGTTCACCAACGACGACCTCGAGGCAATCCGCCAGCAGGACGCGGCAGTCGTCGAACGGATCGTCAACGCGGCATTGGCGATCACAGGCGTCACAGAGAACGACATCGAGGAACTGGCGGGAAACTCCGAAGCGACCACACCCAGCGACTAGCGATGCGTCTGTCGCTTGCATGTGGTCGCACAGACTGGCGGCAGTTTTTAGACGAAATGGCACCAGAGCAGTTCGACGAATTCGCAGCACTGGACGTCGTCGAGGGCATCGGACTGAACAGAGTGTGTGACGTGCTGGCCCTGGGATTCACGGCACTGTGTCGTGCCTGGGGAACATCAGCAGAACCACATTGGTTTTTACCTGGCGACGACGGAATTCAAGAAGTCGAACCGGATCAAATGTCCGATATGTTTCGGGCACAGTTTGGAGCGGTGGCAGATGGCCAGCCTGAACAAATTAGTCGTGAACCTGACGGCAAACACGGCGAAATTCGACAAGTCGATGAAACGCAGCCAGGCGTCGATTAAGCGAATGACGAGCAGTGTCATTCGCCTCGCCGGCGCGTATGTCGGTCTTCGCAGTGCCAAGGCCGCTATTGACCTGGCACGCACACAGGCCAAGGCCGAGAAAGTCCTGGCGGCCACACTCAAGGCCACGGGCGAAGCGGCAGGGTTCTCATTTTCACAACTGACACGCTACGCCGCTGAGTTGCAGAAAGTTACCAACTTCGGCGACGAGACAACAATCAGCGCGATGGCGATGTTGTCGACGTTCAAGAACATCAAGGGCGATGTGTTCAAGACTGCGGTAGAGCAGGCGATGGATTTGACAGAGGTTTTCGGTGGCGGCCTTCAAGACAACATCAAACTGCTGGGCCTGGCCCTCAATAATCCGATCAAAGGTATGGATCGGTTAATCAGGAAAGGCGTTGAGCTGTCGGAGACAGAGAAGGCGAGGGTGCGACAACTTCAGAGTCAGGGCGACCTGTTGGGGGCACAGGCCGTGATCCTAGAGGCGATCGCGGGCCAGGTCGGTGGTGCGGCCCGTGCAGCCGCGGACGATGTGACGCAGCTCGCCAACGCCTGGGGAGATGTCGGCGAGACTGCCGGCGGCGTCTTGTCTGGCCTGATCATCCCGCACATCCAATCATCGATCGGGTGGCTGGAAGCCATCATCACAGTCGTGCAGAATTTTGGCCTTGTCTGGGAGTCGATCAGAACGAGGGTATCGCTGTTCTTCGTGTCGATGGGTGCCGAGGCGATGCACTTTGCGGAGAACTGGAAGCTGGTGTTCGGCAATATCGCGGATGTGGCAAAGACCGTATTTTCCAACATGGCCAGCAACGCCAGCCGGCTGTTCTCTGCATTGTGGAAGTCGATCAGATCAGGTTTCCAGGATGAGTTCCGATTTGAGTGGGGTGATGTTCTTGAGGGAGTACAGGCGAAGCCACTGCCAGCCCGCGCAAAAGGCCCGTTAGAACGTGGACTCGAGGCAACACTAGAGGACCAGCGGACACAACTGGACAGGGCGTTTGAGGGCGACATTGAAAAGGCGCGGCGGGCACCGGACGTGCCCACCGGACTGGCAGCCCGCAGGCCGACAGGCGACACAGACGCAGCCGCTGCGGGATCAGTGACGTCCGGCAAGAAGTTCGCCGGCGCGATGGCCCAGGGCACGCAGGACGCTTATTCCGCGATCATCAACGCGACGGGAAACAAGCAAACAGAAAAAATGGGCCAGATCGTCAAGAATGGCGACGAGGCAAACGGCACATTAAAAGACATCCTCAAAGCGATCGAGGGCGGCGGTTATGTGTCCGTGTCCTCATTCGGGCCAGGTCTATAAATGGCAGTGACAGCGGTACACGAACTCTGGGCGGGCCGCGATGGCGAGTGGACCGAGGATCAGCGATCCTACACCCGCGTCTTTCGCGTCGAGACAAACGATAAGGCCGACCACGCCGGGATCATCGAGACCTATGTCGGCATCCCGAAAGTCGGCGAGCCATTCCCGGCCGACTACAACGCCAGGTGCGTTTCGGTCTCGCCGCGGTCTGAATCATTTTCGCCGTTCATCTGGCTGACGACCTGCACATACCGTAGCAAGAGTGCCGACGAGGGATCGCCGCCAGAATTCGACCCGACGGACGACCGGGCTGTGATCCGCTGGAATACCGAAACCTATCAGCGTGTGTGCCATAAAGCGTACTGGTCGACCACAACAGCAGACGACGCAAATCCGCGGCCGACAGTATCGCCGACAACACCAGAGATCGGCGTGGTTAACTCGGCCGGCGATCCGTTCGACCCGCCAGTGATGATTGACGATTGCCGGTTTGGCGTGTCTGTCACAAAAAACCTGTCGACTGTTCCCATCGAGTTGCTGAGCTATGTGAACTCAATCAACGACGCCGAGATCACCATAGACAATGTCACAATCGAACTTCGCCGACTCAAGGTGATGAGCGTGAGTGTCAGCGACTGGAAAGAGAGAAATTGGACAGACTATCGAGAGGTCAACGTAGCGTTTTCTGTGGCAACAGTCGACCACATCCCGCAGCAACTCGACCAGGGATTTCGCCAAAAGGTGCAGTTGACCAGCGGCGAAAACGAAGGCGAATATCGGCGAAAGAACATCACCAATGAGGACGGTAGTCAGCCGAACGCTCCGGTTCTACTCAACGGCATGGGTGAGCCACTGGTGGACCCGTCATTAGATAACGCCGTGTTTGTCGAGCTGGGCGTCTACCCGGAACGAGATTTTGACGACCTCAAATCATTACTAGGATTCTGAATAATGGCCAATGAAATCACGGCACTCGCAAAGTTCACACTCGACAACGGGTCGCTCAAATACACAAGCAACCCAGGCTCGATCCAGATCGACCAGACCACGGCAAGAATGTTCGCCAGTGTGGTCACAGTCGGCACGACCGAAGAGGTGGTCGCTTTCGGCGATGTCGCGGCACCGCGGGTGTGTGTGATGCAAAACCTGGACGCCACGAACTATTGCGAGTGGGGGCCGACGTCCAGTGGAGCGATGGTGGTCGCGGGCCGGCTGCGGCCGTCGTCGATCGCCAGCCAGTTTGAAATTGACCCAGGCATAACGCTCCGAATGAAGGCCAACACATCCGCCTGTGATGTCCTGGTGATTGTGACGGAGACCTAATCCGTGGCCGGTTATGTTCTCGGCGAGCAGGCGATAAGGCAGATCCGCGAGTTGCTACGCGTCGAAGCCTCACGCCTGCAAAATCCAGACACGCAGCGAGCCAGGTGGCAGGGCCATCAGGCTGCGTGTGATCACCTCGCGTTCGAGATCGTGACCGCAGACTGTTCCGAGAAAACCGCCACCGGCAAAATTCTATACCGGCAATGCGGATGTGGCACGGTGCCGGGAGAATACGATGTCGACGACGTTCCGACGGTCGACCTGATCGACCCGACGTGCTTCATGATTCAAAGCACCGACTCGAATTTAATAGGCCGGCAGGGATTCAGTCATTACATGCACGCCGACGCTGCTGAGGTTCAGAACGAGATCCAGACACTGGACATCACAGGCACCGCACCGACAAGCGGCACGTTCAAAATTACAGTGACGATCGACGGCACCACAGAGACCACCGGAACGATTGATTGGGACGCGTCGGCGGCAGATGTCAAAGCGGCACTCGAGGCGTTGACGATCATCGACGAGGTGACCTGCGCCGGCGGCGACCTGCCAGGAACCGCGATCACGATTGAGTTTACCGGCCCGCTGGTGAAAGAAAAAAACATCACACTAATGACCTGCGGCACGCAAACACTCGACAACGGAACGGCCGTGATTACCGACACACAGACCGGCAGCACTGGCGGGTGCCAGTGGGTGATTGTGTGGCTGTGTCCCATCAATGAGACCTGTGCCTGATGCCGTGTGGAAACCTCAACGAAGCGGCCCGCGGCTGTCGGGGATGCCATCGCCTGGTGCCAGACTGCGGCGAGGGGACCGAGGGCTGTTGCCACTGCCTGCCCGCGTGGCTGTGCACCACATGGACGATCACCACACCGGAGACCGGCGGCTGCGACGAGTGCGACTGCCAGAAAGTCGAAACACGTCTGCCGCTGACCTGCGGCGATGGCGACCCGTACTACAGCGGAACGATCGTTTGCGGCTCGATGTCGATCGATGTCAAATTTGAGATACTAAAAGACGCCGACGACGATTGCAGTCTGTGTTTAACGTCGACCGCCCTGGGCCTGGCCTGCACACCGGCGAGCAGTTACAGCGGCGGCGATAAGATGAGCGAGCCGCCACACGACCCAGCGGATGAGGACGGGCCGTCGTGCTGTTGCCTCAACGGCGAATGGCTCAACATCGATATCACCGGCGTGACGGGTGCCGGCACTTGCACTGTGGCAAAACTGGAAACAGACGCGGCCAGCTATGTCACGCCGGCCTGGCCGGACTGCTCAGATTGCTGGGACGAGTGCGCTTGTCTCGCGTGTTCTTTGTGCGTCTGCTTGACTCGTTTTGACCACACAACAGCCACACCGTGTCAAGAATGCCGCGATTGCACAGAGGTCGCATACAATCCAGAGATCAACGGCTGGGGGCCGGTGGAGTTGGTGTGCGGTGACATCACAGAGACAGTCACGCTCACGCTGACGGACGACTGCGAGTTGGCCGTTTCACTCTCGGGATACACGGTGCCAGACCAGTCGATATCGTGCCCTGACATCGGATTCAGCGTGACGCTCGACGATGACGTGAGCGACACGGTCGAACTACACGTTGGCACGCGACAATGTGGCGAGGATTGCGAGGATGTCGACCCGCCGGAAGAGTGCCCGGAATGTTGCCACGTCATGGCCGACATCCACTGTGCGGAGCCAGAATTCACCATCACGATCAGCAGCAACGATTGTGCGGAGCTCAACGCCACCGGCACGCTAACCTCATCGAGCGGTGCGGCACTGTGTGTGTTGTTCGAGACGGTGGCGAATGCGGATTTCTGCGATCCCGAGGCGACGCACCCGGACGACTGCGACGCGTGTGCCCTGGCCGGCTGGTCCGCAGATCTGGATTGCGACACGACCTGCGACGCCGATGGCGGTGCTGTGTGCTTCAATTCGTTTCTAAGCTTCGACTGGTCAAATGCATGTTGTGATGCGTTATCCGGGTCGACCCTCGGTACACTCTGGCCGACGGCGTGTTCTTGCGATCCGTTTTCGCTGACGTTTGAGATACCAGAGTTTACGGATCCGTGTTGTTCCTGTGACAGCAATACTTGCAGCGATGTGGTCATCACGATTACTGAAAGTTGACAATGGCCGACGGCTGTGAATGTGAGATTCCAGAGACCGGCAGAATCCGTTGCAGGCGGCACGGGTGCGAAAAAGACCAGACTCAGGTCAAGCTGTGCCAGGACAGGGGCAAATACTGGCAAGCCTGGGAAGCGTGCATGATGGCCGGGCAAGACTGTTTTACCGGCCAGGTGCTGCAACCCCTGACACGGCCTGTGCGTGGTTCGATCCGTGTGGTGAGGAAACCATCGGATAAATCGACAGCGGGCGGCCCAGGCACCGAATTGAAGCGATTGCTGCGACGTGTCGGGATCGTGCCGACTGCCAATTGCCGGTGCAACGCACACGCCCGCAAAATGGACCGCCACGGCGCCGCCTGGTGCGAGGCAAACACAGACACCATCCTGGCATGGCTGGCCGCCGAGTCATCACGGCGTGGCCTGCCGTTTGTCCGACCCGCTGCGATGGCGATCGTCAGACTCGCGATCAGGCGGGCGCGTCGATCGGTACAGCACTGATTCCCCAGCGGCTTTCTGGTATTTTCTATTTATCACTTGATTACGGTTGACGTGTTCAAGTGAGAGTGTAGAAT